CCGTGGATCTTCCCGGTCAGTGACGGCGACCAGTTTCGATTGCTGCCGGGCTGCGATCACACGCTCACGACCTGCACCAACACATTTCTGAACCAGCTGCGCTACGGCGGGTTCCCGGATATTCCCCCTCCCGAAAGCGCGATTTAGTCGAGATTGCTTCTACTTTTGGAATAGATACGGGTATCGCTTTTCCGTTCGGCTGTCAATGAATTCCGCGCGCTCTTCGGGTGTCATGTTGGCCCACCATGCCTTCATCTGCGCACTCGCAGCCGGGCCTTTGCGCGCGTTGGCTTCTTTCAGTCTGGCGGAGTTTTTTAGCACTACCGAGATACGCCTACCGCGCGCAGCGCGCTCCTCGGCTGTGTAATTTGACCAAGACTGATTGGCCTTCAGCGAACCTTGGCTCATTCGTTGCCGGCTTTCGTCGGTTCGATTGGCAATGATGCGCTGCCGGATCGCCTCTTTCCCCGCCTCGGTCATGTCGGGTGTGAAGGTGTTCCACGGCTTGGTGCCGGGTTTGATCCAATTCTCGGCGACGCGCTGGGCGCCTTCGGCTGACCAGTTCTTGCGCTTGCCCTTTTGAGCGGCGCTCATCTTGCGCAGCTCTTCTTCGGTGTGGGGTCTGCGGCCTTTAGCGAGGGCGGCGAGCTGGTTGGCGTTTAGCGTCTCGACGCCATCACCGCCTTCGGTGCGATTGGCAATGGTCAGACCCGCGTCGCGGAACGCCTCTATCCACGCGTGCTCGGCGATGCGCCATTCAGAGGCCTCGACCACTTCGAGGATGATTGCGTCGATGCGGCCTTTGAAAACCCGCCGGTGCTCATTGAGCCGGCGCTGCAGGTTGGTGGTTCGGCCGACGTAGAAGATGTCGCGGCCGGGCCGCTGCAGCCCGTAGATCACAATGTGCTTTGTCATGCCGGAGTATGGCGCGGATTGCGCCGCTTCCGCCATGGGAAAGCACGGTTAATTCAATTTTCATTTCATTGAGGCATTCCTATGGTTGCAATGCTGGCGCCGCCAGGCTTCGCCAATGGCTCATCGGTCAAGGTTCTGTCCGGCACGACCTATACCGTCGACACCAACGGATTTGTGTCGGTCACCTCGATGGTCGACGCTGTCGCCCTGCAGAACATGGGCTTCTACCAGATCGCCGGCGGCCGCAACAATTGGACCGCGACGGTCGATCCGGTGGTCGGCAACGACACCACCCAGGATTACGCGTCGGGCTCGCTGTGGATCAACACCACCGCCTCGCCCAACCGCGCCTGGATTTGCGTCAGCAACGGGACCGGGGCCGCGGTATGGCTGCAGATCTCGATCGGCGCGCTGATCGCGACCGCCAACTCGGCGACGATCGCCGGTCTGACCTTGAGCGGGCTGTTGACCCATTCGGCCTCGACCGGGGTGACCGCGTTTTCGGGTGGCGGCCAGGCGAGTGCGACGCAGCTCACCAACGAGTTCTCAAACATCACGACGGCGACCGCGTCGTCGGCGCCTTACGACTCGGTCAAACCGAGTGCCGCGTCGGTGGCCGGGCAGAAGCGCTTTATCGCCAACAATGCGGCGAACCCGATCCAGTTCTTTGGCAATGGCAGCGAGACGGTCAACGGGTTTGCCAGCGGCACTGGTGTCACCTTGCCGGTCGGCTTTCTCGGCGATGTGTTCTGTCCGGTTGCCGGCACGTTGCAGATCAAGAACCTGCCGTCCTTCACCACGAACTTCGCGTACAACACCAACACCTCGACCGGCGGCACGACACTGACCGGGGCCAACATCGCCGGCGGCCAGCTCGACGTCACCCTGGCGATGACCGGCACCATGAGCGGCGACAGCAATGCGCAATTGCCGACCGTCGCCAATCTGGTCTCGGCGATCCCCAATGCGGTGGCCAACCAGCTCTACAAGTTGCGCGTCGTCAACGAGTCTTCCGCCAACCACGTTTGGACGATCACCACCAACACCGGCTGGACCCTCACCGGCACGATGACGATCGCGCAAAACACCTGGCGCGATTTCCTGCTGACCTTGACCACGCTATCGGCCGCCACCCTGCAGTCGCTCGGCACCGGAACCTACTCGTAATGAGCGCAAAAGCCGGGATCCGGCGCAGGGCGCAAGCCGTCCTGCGTCGCCCCAAGGGGCTGCGCGCCCGGTACCGCACCAGCAGTGCGGCCGCCGGCAACCTCTTTGCCGGAAAGATCTCGAAGACTGCCAGGAAGTCCGGTGGGAAGTGAACCGGCTCGGCTTGCGGGGGAGTGAGGAATGTTGGCTGATCTCGATCCGCGCCGCCAGGCCATCATCGACGAAGCCAAGACCTGGATTGGCACGCGCTTTCACCACATGCAAGCCGTCAAGGGCGCCGGCGTCGACTGCCTCGGGCTGATCTACGGCGTCTACCGCGCGGTCGGGCTGATCGGCGATATCGCGATCCCATTCTACCGGCCCGACTACATGCACCACCGCGACGACGAGAGCTATCTCGAGGGGCTGCTGCAATACGGCCACCCGGTCGCGCACCCCGAAGCGGGCGATGTGGCGCTGTTCCGCTACGGCCGCGTCTACGCGCACGGCGCGATCGTCGTCGAATGGCCGCGGCTGATCCACGCCTTTGCCGAGCGCGGCGAGGTGTGCTGGGGCGATGGCGAGCAGGGCCGGCTGCTTGGCCGGTCGGTGAAATTTGTCTCGGCGCTGTAAGCCATGAGCCTGTTTCGCACGACCACGCCGTTCCTGCAGAACAATGCGTGGCAAAACCAGGCAGTCAACGCGCTGCGCTACAACACCTCGCAGATCGGCTCGGTGGTGCCGCTGATCTACGGCACGGTGCGCCAGCAGATCAATCTGGTGGCACTCGGCAACTATATGGGGCCGGGTGGCGGCAAGAAGGGCAAAGGGGTGGGACCCCTGCCGATCGGCGGCACCAACACGGTGCAGAGCGGCAAGGGCGGCGGCGGTGGCAAAGGCAAGGGCAGCAAGAAAGGCGGCGGCGATTTCTCGGTCGATGTCGCCTTTGCGCTGTGCCAGGGGCCGGTCACCTTTAATCCGAACAACCTCGTCTTTGCCAATTCGGCGGTCGAGGCGTTTAGCGCGACCGGGTCCGGCGCCGGCAAGGGTTCGAGTGGCAACCAGCTAAATTTTTACATCGGCACTGACGGCCAGATGCCCGATCCGACCTTTGCCGGCATCGGCTCAGGGATCAATTACTCGGGCACCTGCTATGTCACCGGCACACCAATGGATCTCGGCAAGTCGCCGGCGATCCCCAATCTCAGTTTTGAGATCAATGGCATCGAATACAACACCGGTGGGCCAAACTTCCCGGTCGACGCCAACCCCGGCAATGTCATCACCGATTTTCTGACCAACCCGCGCTATGGGGCCAATTTCCCGGCCGCACATCTCGACAATCTGCTGCCGGGTATGGGCACCAGCTTTGGCGATTATTGCCAGGCGGCAGGCTTCTTGATCTCGGTCTCGCTCGACGGCCAACAGAAAGCCGCGCAATGGCTCGAAGGGCTGTGCCGGCTGCTCAACAGCGCGATCGTCTGCTCTGGCGAACTCTTAAAGATCATCCCCTATGGCGATTTGGCGCTGAGCAACAACGGGGCCACCTGGACACCCAACCTGGTGCCGGTCTACTCGCTGACCGACAAGGATTTTCTGCCGTGGCATCCGCACCAGGACGGAGCCGAGCCGGAGGTCGGCCAGGACGATCCAATCATCGTCACCCGGACCAACCCGGCCGACGCGTTCAATTGGTATTCGATGGAATATCTCGACCGCGCCAATTTCTACAATTCGACGATCCTGGCGGTTTATGACCAGGGTGCGATCGACCAGTATGGATTGCGCATCGGCGACTCATTGCCCGGCAAGTGCTTTGCCAGCGCCACCTCGGCGCAGGTCTCGGCGCAGCTCATCCTGCAGCGCGCGCAATTCATCCGCAACACCCCGTACAAGTTTCAGATCGGCTGGGACAAGGCGCTGCTCGAGCCGATGGACCTGGTGCTGTTGACCGGCAGCGC